ACGTATCCACCGCAGTATACACACCCGCAATGGTTAGCGATGCATTTTTAAGTGTCAGCTCTAATACTCGATTTAAAGTTTTTATATCGGGTAGTGCGGTGAGAACAGGACCTCGACCATATCTCTCATTCGCTGCTTTCATGTATCTGGCAATTACCCAAGGAAAAGATTTTAGATCTCTATAGACAAGTTCGTTTTGTCCTCCTCGATCAATAATTTGATAATGATATCTGCCTGTGTTTTTATCGTAGTATGTACCTTCAATCAGCTCCACCATCTCACCTTCTCGGTTGGTGTATTTTTGTTTCATATCTTGTGGAATCTTAATGTCAGGAAACTCTTGATCTAGTACACCATACGGGCGTTTCATTCTGCGATAGACCTTATCGACAGTTCCGAATGGTCCTTCTTCAAAGGTAATTAGAAATGTCGGTACAGCAGTATAGCGAATAGGGGTAACTTCATCGCCAGGCTGGATCAACATAACCGCAGTTCCAATAGCAAGTTCAAGCAGAAATTCACCCATTGCCTGATCAAAATTAGATTGTCGCATAATATCAAACATACGATCCGCATAGCTATCGAGGATTTGTTGGGTTTCTATTTTTCGTTCTTCTGGTATTTCTGATCCTGGTATTAATCGACACCATCTGGCAGCGGGTGGAAACAATCCTGATTGTAAACGATTCGCAAATTTTTGTGTCGAATCAATCGCAGTAGAATCAAACACTCTCGACATTTTATCTTGACCAGGAACATCTCCATCATAGTATCCGTCATGCAAATTTCTCATGGGTAGCGAATAGCGGTAAGCATCTTCGTATATGGATCGCCAATTATCCTTATGACTATTGTTTTTATCGTATTTTGATTTGAGTTGTTGCGGACTAAGCTTTGGCATTTTTATATCTTTCTAATAAGTTCTTTCCTTTACTTGCTAATCGTCTTGCTGCTGAAGCACTCGTTGGAGCAGATTCCCCCCATGCTCTAGCAGCAAGTGCAAAGCGTGTCGGTTCTCCGTTAGGCTTTTTTAAAGGAGGGAGTGTCGCCCTTCCGTAAAACCGACTCAAGAACGATCCTTTTCTTCGCATCTTATCAGGAGTACTTGCTGCCCCTTTAACTCCTGGTTTAAGATTAGATCCTTCTTTTTTTTTAAAATATGCTCTTCCTGATGCTGTTAATCCACCTTTTGGATTTTTATGTTTTTTGAGCATATTTCATTCTTGATTCATTGACGGACATCTTCATCTTTCCGCCCGTCATCTTAGCAAAATTTTTCGCTTCCATCACGCCTTTCGCATTGTAAGGAAATTTTTTTTTCATCATCTTGTTATTACTTTTGTACATCACTTCTGGCATCTTGATCCTCTCTTTTTTTAGGGTTTCTAATATATTTTTTATTCATGCTCTTGGGTTTCTCATAGGACCTAACGTGCTACTTTCTTCCTCTGTTGGACTTCGATCCATAAATGCTGTCATTAATCCCATAGCTCCTCTACGACCCCTTGCTCTTCTCCGACTAGCAATTTCTCTTGATTGCTTTGCTTTTTCCTCTTCTGCTAGTTTTTCTCTTCTCGCAATCGCATCTAGCTCTGCTTGTGAAGGTCCAGCAGAGGAGGGCATTTTTGGTCTTGAAAATAATCCACCCATGTCTACTCCTTTTCTTTCTTCCCAAACAATCGACTCATCATGAAATAATCCGATTGGTCAGGACCATAGCTTTTTAATATTCCTTCTTGTAGAAAGTAACACGCTTTCGCCCATTTGTATGCGTGGCAATTTTGCCTACTAACATTAATCTGTAATCTATGAATATTTAGTTTCTTAGCAGCGTAATTAAAAAATCGCAGACTTGCTTTATGAAATTTAAATTTATGGTTGCCAATCTGTAAACATGGAATCAGCCACGCTTCATACACGCCCTCCCAGATCGGTAACAAACCAAAGCAACAGACAATCTTTTTTCCCACCATGCCTGAAAATGATAATCCGTGTATAGGAAAAGTTTTAATGCGTTCTGTATAATCATGAAAGCTGTCAAACAATTTTTTTTCTGCTTCTCTAAACTCCATAAATTTTAAGTGTGTATAGTGAAACGGAACAACTTTAGATTCTTCTCCATCGATTCTCATTGCCTGGTTGAGTTCTATGGTTGTAAACATTAGGCTAACGGATCAAAGTCTATTTTAGCTACCATTGGTTGTAACTGTCTGGACTTTCCTCTGGTCATGGTTCGATATTCAGAACCGAGTAAACAATACTGAGCTGCATCGCCAATATGCGAATGTTCGTTTTTATTCGGTGTATCTTTAAATCGCTCTTGCCCCGCACCGATTGCCACTCGTTTAAAATGATAGCCACCCGCTAAAGATTTTCTTAAACGAACACATTTACGATCTATTCTAAATCCTGGTTTGCCATCAATCAATCGAGTCATCGGCATGGCGAGTGCTTCTCGTCTGGTTTTAAAATTATTAGTCGCACAAGGTTTCGCAAGTATGCCATGTGTTTTTAAATGATCAAACGAAGTATCTTCATTCAAGGTCGATCGTTGCGAACCCGCTGGATCGCCAAATACGACAATATCATGTTTAGGAAAAAATCGATTGATATCTTCTTTGAGTAAAATAGCAAAGCGTTCTAATCCCATATCGTAGGTTACAATTTCATGAATCACCCTCCATACGCCTTTGTGATCTCTTTGAGCAAATACCGCAGCGGGTGTTAAACCAAAGTCTAATCCTATTTGTACAGGCACTCCATCTAAAATTTCGCAATCTTCAGTCATAGATGAATCGTCAAACTCTGGTGTAACGGGTCGACCTTCTTGAACATAAGTGAACTTGCCTTCTGCATAACAGCGAATCCAATCAAGATTCTTTCCGCCAAGTAATTGTTCGTAATACCCAACGGGAAGATTATTTAGATTTTCTGCTTTCTCATTGGTCTGCCACCATTTACCACCACCAAAAACAAATCCTTGAGCTTCGGGCATTTCTTTGGGAACGTCTTTTGCTTCGAATACGCCTGGCGGTTGTCTAAAAAATTTCCAAGCAAACTTTCCTCTCGGTGGTTCTTTCTCGGATAAACGATAAATGTAATGGTCATCGTCAGGAGGGTTCGTGTCTAAAATAACACCACGCCACGTTGGACCGCCATCTTCTTTGCTTGGGTATCGACCCACTCTATGCGTTGTTCCATCAATAACTGCTTTTGGTAATTCTCTGCACTCGTTGATCCAAGCACCCGTAATTTCTAATGATAATAATTTTCTAGTGTCTTTGGGTTGATCGAGTGCCAAAAATATTACTTCGCAATCTATTCCTGCAGCTCCATCTCTAGAGGGAAGTTTAATGTGGTGTGTAATGGGTGGCGAATGATGAACAGAACCATAGATATGTTCTGGAAATAACTCAAGCCACGTTTTAAGCGTAGTGGTTTTTAACATCGGATAGGAGTTTCTTACAATAACAAACCGAGAATATTTTATGCCATCTCTAGGACTTGGTTTTTGTTGTATCGCTCTTTTAAAAATTTCAGCACAACACGCATAGGATTTACCTGAACCGACAGGACCGATCAATCCTCTAACAAAAGATTTATCCTGTAAAAATTTCCAGATCGTAGGCGATTTGCTAAAGTCAAGTTTAAGTCCTGGTATGTTATTCTGCATCTATGATACTCCTGAAGATTTGTTCTGCGATTTGTGGCACGATTGAGTTTCCGAGTGCTTTAATTCTGTTGGTTCTATCTGAGTGTAATTCATAGGATACCCCATTAGGAACTCCACGAAGTTTGGATTCAGTTTGCCACCAGGTTGCGGTGGGTTTTTCTCCTGCATTAAGTTTCCCACTATTGAGCTTCTGTTCTTCTTGCGAAGGATAAAACCCCCAGATTTTGTTCTCTCCACTCTCTTTGATTGTTCCCCTCCTACTTCGCAACCTACTGTCGGTGTTGGATACATTGTTTCGTAACGGACTCTTGATGCTAAATTTGACATCTTCTTTTGAAAATTTTTCTGGTCCATTTCCCTTGTTGTCTGCGGTGGTGTGCGATCCTCGTATTGAGCTGGTGTTGGATACATTGCCATTGTCTGTGGGTCTATTTGTTCTCTCAGATTGGAGGGACGAGTTCTCCCTTTTCTGTGACCCTGTTGCAGTTTGAGTGTTCCCTCTTTGCTCCTTGGTGGTAGATGATCCATTGTGTTGGGAGTCGCATACATGTGATTCCCCCAACTCCCTTGATCTCTCTTGTACATACTGGGAGCACCTTGATTCGCAGTTGCTGTTGGAGTGTGCAACAATCCAGACTCGGTTTCGTTGATGCCACGCACCGATGCCACTAGCTGGAATAACAAAACATTGGACTTTGAAACCTTCACTTTCCAAGTCATTGTGCACCTGTCGGAGGACCATGCCGTCTTCGATGTTAATAATGCCTTGCACATTTTCCCCAATAACCCACCTTGGTTTAACCTCGGAAATGACTCGTAACATTTCTGGCCAGAGATAGCGGTCATCGTCTGTTCCCTCTCTCTTTCCCGCAACGGAGAAAGGTTGACAGGGGAATCCTCCTGAAATAATGGTAGCTGCACCAAAGTCTTTTCCATTAACTTTCCTTATATCGTCTATGATCGGAACATCGCTCCAATGCTTTTTTAAAACTTTTTGACAAAATTCATCCTTTTCTACAAACCCTATTGTTTCAATTCCATTTCGTTCAGCACCTAAACTAAAACCTCCTATACCTGAAAACAGATCTAATAATTTATGATTTGTCCTCACTCGGACCTACCATCTTTATATCAATCACCGCTGGTTTATCCGCATCCTGTTCTGCATCCAGCAACCCAGCCGACTTTGCTAACATCTGCAACACTCTCACCTTATCAATCATCTCAATATCCAACGTGCCATCTTGTAAAATACGAATCCTCTTAATCGCACCCAACGCTGATTTAGGAATATCCTTTATATCCCTGACCTCCGTTATCGTCTTGCCTTTCTCATCCGTACTCCAAGACACAATGTCCGTAATGTTCGCAGTCCCTAAATTAATCAGCTCTTGAGCCAACGATTCTCGATTCTGATAAATCACCTCACTCCCCTTGATCCTTCGTTTGATCTGACGAACAGAAGCAAAATTTTTCAAATTAGGTAAGACTCGTTTCACCATCTAGTAATCCATCCCATCCGAGAACCTCTGAGGATTTGACGAAGGTTGTTGATTATTGTTTTCTCTTGGTTTGAGTAACATCGCTCTCGTTACCAACTGTCCTCGATCGTTCATCTCTGGTAATGGCAAAGAGTTAAATAGCAAATCCCAGCCACCCGTTTTTTCATTTTTAAAAGCAGTACCTATCGTATGCCAAATAGTTTTCCCGTCCTTACCATTGCGAGGACAAGTGATATTCATTTTTTCTTTCATAAAAGCTCCTGGTTAAAAGTTGAAAAATATTTTTGTGGTATCCCCCTACTACTATACGCAGGGGGGAGGGGGTGTATACGCCTTGCAGACCGGCACTTTTTTTTTTGCGTAACGTAAGCTTTTGTCATACGAATATAAAATAAATAATTCCTAGAGGGTCGTCTATCGTTTATACAATTATTATTCATCGATGTATATTCCTGAGTTTTTTAGCTAAGTCTTTAATTAGTTCAGCTGGCGTTCCCTCTTTCTCATCTAAGGAACTCAGTACTAATCCAAGAGGATAGCTTGGTAGTTTCTGTTGGTTGCGTTCAAACCTTAATAATATTCTTTTGATTGTCTGCATTAAAACTTTACTTGGAATCTTATACTTCATGATCTTAGTCATTTGACTCCAATCCTTTTGATTAGGAATAAATTGAGATTTGTAGACTTCAAAATGTATTACTTTGAACATCCTCATCAATACCATTTCATTAATTTCTTCTTCTCTAATAGCTCTCC